ACAACCCGGTTCTTACTGCATCAGGAAGAAATACAAGCCTATGACAGAAAAAGGAAAAGTTTTCTTAGATGTTTCAGAGGAAAAATTGAAAAACGGGGATCTTGTGTTCATCAATTCTTCTGGGACTTACATACCCATATTAGTTTCGGTGCAAGGGAATAGAATCGAAATTGAATTAAAAACTAGTTATAGGAACGTTGAGATGCTGGTACCCAAAGCCAGTTTCATGAGCAGCATAATCACTCTTATTAGCATCTTCGGCATTACCCTTAACACAACTCAGATTGACAATATATTCTCTCGCTCTAAGTGCGTGTTAGGTGTAGGTGGTAGTGGGAAATCAACGCAAATTGGAAAACTTGCCTGCAATCTAAAGACCTCTTACCAAGTTGCCGCATGTACCAGCGGTGGAGTCAGATCATTAACGGCCAAGATTCCTAGGACGCACACAGTGTTGAGCGTGGAAAAAATGAGTTACGAAAAAACTTCAGCCGAGAACGTCCTTATCGATGAAGCCACTTTGTTGCACCCTTGGAAGTTAGCTCTCTTGACTAACAACCCCAATTGCAATTTGTATTTGTTTGGTGATCCTCTTCAGATTCCAGCCGTAGATTTTAATGAAAGTGGTGGTTCAAGAATTAATAGTAACATGTTGAGATACGCCACCCAAAAATCTAGTGACGTTGAAGAGTTGAACAAAACTTATCGCTTTGGCAATCCTTTGGCTGACGAGTTGTGTAAACATACAGCATTGAGTTCACTAGAGACGAGTTCCACCAATCCCACTACATACGAGACATTCCATCTACCCAATTGGAATTTAGACGGATTGGAAAACGCAATTGGCAAAGCTAGAGTCATCTTGGTGTTTTACAATGACCACGTTACAAGATTGAAACAATATTACGAGCAGCGGAAGATGCTAAAAACTGTTCAGACAGTTCACACATTTCAAGGGCAGGAGTCTGACACTGTTGCTGTCGTACAAGCTCCTCTCGCTTCAACATCTGCTGATATCCATTTGAACCCGCAATATTGCATAAGTGCAGCCACGAGAGCTCGCACCAAGTTAACTTGGATTAGTGTGGATTGTTTCTCCGGTGTGACTCCCCTTCACGACCGCTTTGGCGGAATTGTTGGAATGTCGAGGCACGTTTATTCGATTAATGACGTGGAATTGACGCGAACTGAAAATTCTGCATACTCCGGGAAGAACAATTTAGAACAAACTTTTGATTTCGAAACTTTTTGCAGAGAAATATCTAGGGAGGTACCTGCCGCGAAATTGACTCTGACCGAACTCAAAGGAAATAGCTTAAAAATCAAAGCTCGCGTAGCTTTCGCCAACGCAACAATCGAATACACAGCAGGCCAGGATATTGTTGTAAGCGACAAGATCCAAGCTTACAAAGAAGATATCGCAGATTTAATAGAAAGATGCCGCACCGACAATCCCGGAAAGCCGATTATTACACGAACAATTTCAAAAAATAAACAATATAGGTGTAGAATTCTAGCTTGGGTTGTTAAAGTGTTGCAAGCGAATGGAAGGACGTACTCTACATTTGTTGATGGGAACAAGATCGAAATCAGTCTCAAGGGCAACGAATGCGCCGCGTGTGCAGGAATTTACTTCACTACCAAAAACGGTGAAACTTGCATTTCGCGTGATTATTTAGATGATACTAGCAGACTGGTCACTGGTGACGAGGCGGAGTTGATACAAACACTGTTCGAAGCGAAAGAGTTTTCCTTATTGGAGGGTAGGTTCGACAACATTAACCTCTCCCACGCCATTTTGACCGAGCGCTTCAAGAGTGCGGTAAAAGGGGTGCCACACGATGTGGCGTCGTTTGCGAAAACCATGTGGCACTTTGAATCTCCGAATGAATTACTCAAACAAGAAATTAAGCAAACATTGAAAGCCGACATCAACGTTACAGGTTACGACGCTATGAATTGGTACCCTTTCTTTAAACACAACAAGTTGACTAAGAGTAAAGTTAGTTACATTAAGAACGGAACCAGAGTCACGGACGAAAAACGAGGCTCTGCAATGGACTACATATTCTTCGGCTTGCACGCGTTAAACGAATATATTAGTAAAGATTTGGCTACAAAGTTCGTGGCTAAACAATACACTAAACTCG